GATGAAGTTACAAAGCTTATCCAGAGTGAAGCAGATAAGAGGGTTCAACAGGCTTTGAAAACTCAACAGAAAAAATATGAAAAACAACTTTCTCTCTCTGGCTTAGATGAACAGCAGAGAAAACAAGCCGAAAAGGATATTCGTATCCAAGAGTTAGAAGAAAAGCTTAGAGAGTTTAACATTGTCCAAAACAAGTCTGAAATCACTAAAGTATTATCTGCAAGGGGTTTAGATGCACGTTTTGCAGACTTAATTGAGATTGGTGACGATGTAGAAGAAGCGCAGGCAAGAATTGATAGTCTGGACAAGCTTTTTAAGGCGGCAGTGAAAGCTGAAGTTGAAAAACGTATCGGCAGCAATACCCCAAAGACTTCTACTATTGGATTAGAAACAGGCATGACAAAAGAGAAGTTTGCACAGTTAAACGACAACGAAAAGATTGCTTTTTTAAAGAGCAATCCAGAT